AAATTCCCCCAGCCTACCTAATTTTGGAAGCTAATTCGTTAGCTTCCATTTTTGGGCCGATTTTTGGAAGCTAATTATCAATTTTTAGAAAATTGATAATTGTAGAAATAATCGCCACTTAATTTCTATTTTAAGGTGCAAAATAAAAATATCCTACATGTCAGTTACCGATATTTTCTCGGCAGCTTCTGCACGCCACGCGACACGGAAGGCCATATTTTTTACAGATAGCCTCGCTCAAATAGCGGTCAAATTCTGCCTGCGGGCACCTCAAAAGTACACCCCCACCAACACACCCAGCCGCCCGCGGCCGCCATATAGGCCGACCGTGGTATTTTTAAGAAAGCCCGTCAAATCGTCCAGCCGGCGGTCCACAAACAAATATCCTTCCAAATCCGTATCCAGCCCCACGCCGGCGCCGTATCTGTCAAAGTACACCAAACGCGCGCCCAGGCCGGCTTTTAACTCCTTGCCCAACAACCCCTGCACAGCCGGCCGAAAAGTAAAACCGGCGCGCTTTACGCTGATTTCCGTAGGCCCGTCCGTGGGTTGCACCACTTCCGCGTGGCCTTCCGGTGGCAGATACCTCACTTCTGTTTTAACACTCCCGTCCGGCTGCCTTACCGTGGCTGTCAGCTTATTATCCTTAACCACAACCCGAGCGGCCTGGCTGTCCGAAAGCGTGCCGGACTGGGCCGCCAGTTTGTCTATCTGCCGCCCGCGCCACCAGTTTGAAAACAAAAGCCCCGCTATTACGAGCAGGGCTGTAATTCTAATTAACTTTTTCACTGTCTACGCCCAACGCTTTTTCGGCGCGTTTAATAATCGCCGTTTTCAAGCCATCGTAGCCAATTTGCGAAAGAGCCAACACACCCAGCCCGAAAAGCACAGCCATTTGCGGCGTGTGCGCCGTCGCGTCCGCCCCATATACGGCCAAAAATCCGCATCCAATGGAAGCCACCAGCACAACCACAGACCACACCCAGCCGGGAACGGTCAAAAACTTTTCTACCAAGTTCTTAACCCATTCAATAAGCCCCACAACGGCTACCGCCGCGAGGCAGAGTAAGACATATATGTTCATTTTTTCGCTCCTTTTTATTTATTATTTACATCCTTGCAAATAGTGACTATTTTTGCCAAAATATCTTAACAAGGAGTTGATATGACCCCAAAATCCACCACGAGAGAACTAACCGTTCAAAACATTACTTTCCGCAATATATCCGGAGAAAAAGGTTCGGAATATATTTGTATTTCGGATATTGCTAAAAAATTTACTACAAATTCTCAAGGAATTGATGTCCTTATTCATTCTTGGCTCCGAAATAAAAACACCATAGAATTTCTCGGAGTATGGGAAAGTATTAACAACATTAATTTTAATCCCCACGAATTCGAGGGGATTAAAAATGAGTCGGGAGTAAACCGGTTTAATATTAGCGTTAAACAGTGGGTTGAACGAACTAATGCCATTGGAATTTACGCCAAAACCGGACGCTACGGAAGTGGCACTTTTGCCCACTATGACATTGCTCTAGAATTTGCCAGTTGGCTCAGCCCCGAATTAAAACTTTATATCATCAAGGAATTTCAACGATTAAAATACATTGAAGCAGAAAGAGCAAAAGTAGAATGGCAAACAGGTCGTTTCCTTGCTAAAGTAAACTATCGCCTTCAAACGGATGCAATTAAAAACCATATTCTTCCATTAATTAATGTTCCCAAATGGAAAGAAGGATTCGAATATGCAAAAGAAGCCGATGTTGTAAATATGGCAATGTTTGGTAAAACTGCTGCAGACTGGAGACGAGAAAATAAAAATCGCAAAAAAACAGAAAACATTCGCGATTATGCTTCTGCTATCGAGTTAGCTATTATCAGCAATTTAGAACATAAAAACGCTGAGCTAATAAAACAGGGGCTTTCCCAGTTTGAACGCTTACGATTATTAACCGAACAAGCCAATGAAGAAAAGAGGATTCTTAACAAGAACCTTCCCGAACAAGGAATGTTTGAATTACCTGATCAAACGAAAATCAGCTAATTATTTCTGTTTCTTCTCTTCTTAATTTTCAAAGAACAATTCCCCGGCCATGTGCCGGGGTTTTTATTTACCACTCGCCGGTTTCCATAATTTTGGAAAGTTCCACCGCGCGGCCCTTTACTTGAAACGCCCACTTGCTGTCCAGCATTTCCTTGGCCGCACGCTTATAATCGCCCGCTTCCACGGCCGCTAACATCTTTTTAAAACCTACCAGCCCCAAAAGGCCCAGGTTATAGCACATCTCAATAAGCACGCCCAGGCGCGCATCATCCATTTTGGGCCACCAAATGAAAGCATTTTTAACCTGCTTTTCCGCAATTTCCAAATCTTGCTTGAGAAGTAGTTCGGCCACCTCTTTGGAAATCCCCCTGGCGTCCAAATTATGCCCATATCCAATCGTCAGCGCGCCGGCCGAACACCGGTAAGGTCTGTGGGAAAGTCCCTCATTTTTGCGAATCCTTGCCGCCAATTTTTCGTAATCCATATTAGTCCCTCCGGTTGTAATGCAGTTCGCTGATGCGCTTATGTGCGTTGGCACAACTGTCTTCTAGGCGCGCGACACGCTCCTGGAGCGTGTTATATTTGTCCTGTTTGGCTTCCAGGCGGGCGATGTCCTTGCGGATGGCCCGCAGCTCGCTCCACATTCCGCCAGCGGCAAACACAAGGGCAGCGATTTTCCACGCGGCATTAAAAAAGTCCGGCGTCATTGGTCGGCCTCCCGAAGCGGCGCGGCTAAAGCCTCTATTTCCTTTGCTTTGGCCTTTACATACTCGCTAGCCCCAGAGCCTTCCGCAAGCACCAGTTCCCTCACCGCACGAGTAAGGCCCGTTTGCGCTTCTTTGGTTCGCACCTGTTCTTCGGCCGTAGGAACTGCTGGTTCAGGATTAGCCATAATTACATAATCTTCGCCCTGCTTTTCAATGTGCGCTCCGTTTTTATTGCACCAAATAGCGGCTTGCGTATAATTTTCTTTATCTACAATTTGTCCGATTTCAAATTCCATATTTAAGCTCCTTGCCCACAGGCGTACCATTTAAAACCTGTTACAAAATTTGCATAGTTGTACAATGTAACACTTGTTGTTGTCGGATTGGATATATTCATTAAGTATATTGGAGAAGTTGTTACATTGTTCGTTATATAAATATGTTTAAAGAAATAATTCGTGCTGGCAAATGGTTTAATGAATGTGTGTACATAGGTTTGATAATCTTGTGCAACGGCAGAAACATATCCCCCCTGTTCAACCCAGCCGCTTTTGTATACGCGGTACCAGTTACCTGAGTCGTCAGAATAACTATCAATGATATAGTCTTTTACTAAAGTTTGTCCAGAAATCAAATTCCGCACCCAGTTTGCAGTCGCTACTTCATTTCCGTTTGCATCGGGGGAAGGCACTGATGCGGAAACAGAAGCATCTGTTATAGTTAAAGACTTTAACCAAGTTCCAGCAGAATTTTTTGTTCCAATAACAAGACTTTCGTTGCTTCTTCTGATGAACCCCAAATAATCAGGATAATCAGGGTGTATAAAACGAAGTTCATTTCCTACTGCATTAATTTGAAGTATCCCAGCAATAGTGTCTCCAGCTTTTTTGACGTACGTATCTGGATTAATAGCCGTGGCGCTTTGCGCGGCATCTTGAGCATATTTTTTGGCAGAATATTCCCCACTTGCAACTGGCCCATCTGTTTTAATAGCCCAATCTTTTGCTAATTGAGCCGCGTCTGCACCGGCCTGCTCAACTAGAGATACGGTTCTTTCTCCTGCCGCCTGTACCTCGAATATTTGCGTCATACCAGTGTTTTCCACCAACGTTTTTTGAGCTTCTCCTGCAGCATTGACTGCTTGTACTTGAGTGGCTCCAGTAGAATTTATAGAACTCGTTTGTTCCTGTCCAGCTGCTTCAATTTTGGCCACTTCTTCCGCGCCGCTTTGCTGGGTAAGCGTTTTTAGGGCTTCCGGCAATTGAATCACGTCTTTCGTCGGCGTTAAACCGGCAAGGGTGATACACTCCTGTATTTCGTTCTTAATCTGGTTGTAGTCCGTCGCTTTAATGCGGCTAGGGCTATCGGGTATATATACTGCGTCCACTTTATCATCAATTTTCATAGGCTACTCCTTATAGTCCAACGGCGTCGGGAATTTGGTTTGGTATTCGTAAAAATTGCGCACCGGGGCATTGTTGTTGTTACTCACGTCGCGCAAAGTATATTTGATTTGCCGCTTTTGGAAATCGTAGTTTAATCCCGTAATTTTGCACGCGCGGTAAAATGTGTTCAGACCTTCATACTTCGTGTAATCGCTCGCTTCGGGGTTAATCGTCAGCGGCATTTCCCGCTTCAAATTGACGATGTCGCCCAATTCCAAGGCCAAGTTTAATTTACCTGTGCAGGTTATAATGTTCGGGAGCTCCGAATAGATAGCCAATAACTGCGGCCCTATGGCCTGCGCCAGCTCGGGGTTATCGTAGTTGATTAACTGCGGCTTATCTATCTCTTTTTCAATGACGCCGTATTTGTCCACGGGCGTAGGGCGCGTGCCCGTATTGGCGTAAAATTCAAGCGGCGCGGCGGCAAAGGTAAGCGTCAATTTTGTAGCCAGTTCGTTAAAATTGCGCGTTACCGTGTCAATTTTTACCAGTTCCAGTTCGTCTAAAACCGCGACGGGCTGCGTGCTCGTTTGGCGCGGGCGGAAGAAAAATACATTGTTTCGGTCTATGCCAAACTCGTATCCTGTTATAAGGGCCAGGTCTTGGATAACTTCCAACACGGTTTGTCCTTCAAGGTTGATGAAGTCAATGACCATACCCGTTGCATATTTGAACACTATTAAATTTGAAATATTAAAACTTGCTGGCGGAGGCGAGCTGATTTTTAACGCGAAATATAAATAATTTTCAGAGCGACCTATGTCGCTTCCGATATCAAAATTTCCCGCCGAAGTAAAATTTTGTCCGTCGGAAGATATAAAAACTTCATTTTGATATTGCCCGCCTTCGCCCTCTAGTGTCGCAGATACCGCCCCCCAGTATCCGCCCTCATCTCCCAATTCCAAAACATTGGAAATTATTGACGGCGTGCTTAAATCGGGGCTGACGGCGTTTCCGTTACTGTCCAACATTCGCCAAACCTGGCCTAAATTGCTTATTCTTTGGTTTCGCGAGCCATACATAACTTCGCGGTCAACGTTAAAATTTGCATTGTTAAACTGAGCTACCTGTTTCCCGCCGAAAAACACTGTAATTTGATTGTTAATTTTGCGAATTTTGACGGCTATTTCTAAATAAGAAACTGGCGAATAAACGTCCGTCCTATAACTGTAACTTAAATTCGCATTCACGGCCCTTCCAACTCCTATATAAAGCCCTCTAGGAGCCTGGTTATCCACGCGCACGGCGGCGATAACAATACCGTTATTTATCCCGTGAAGCCAATTAGACGTGCCGGAGCCGACGGCGTAGGAACCGTTAAAACCAGATGTGGCACCGCTCAAGTCATCAATCCGTAAAGTGAATTCTGTTTCCCAATTTGCAGAAAAAACGCTCCGGCGTGTGTAGGTATTTTCATCCCGAGCCGTAGTATTGGCCCAGGCGTTATCGCGGACATTCAGCCAGTTTGAGATATACTCTCCTTCGTCATTTTGATAGTATCCCAAGCCAAAGCGAACATCAGCCGATAAAGGCTGACGCACCAAAGAGTTCCAAATAACGTGTTGAATATCTCTTTTATCGTCGGGCCATTTTGAAACGTCTAAAAGTCCGCCCATAATTTCTTCAACGGTCAAATTCCGTCGCCAACAATAATAATCCGCTGTAATAGTTGCAGAATAAAATTCCTCATTGATTATTTCCACAAGGGCGGGTTTTAAATATTCGCCCAGCTGTGAAACCTCATAGTCCACACCTTCCACAAGTACGGAGCCGTTAGCATAAACAGCGTTAAAGCCGCCCACGCCCGTGTTGGCCGTGCGGTAAACGGGCCCCGCGTCGTCGTCTCTGTGGTCTAACGTCAATTTTTCGCCCGTGTACGGCGTGGAAAAATCCTTCGCTTCCACGTCGTCCAACAGTTCCAACGCCGAAACGACGGATATATCCTGCTGGTACTCTTCCGGCTTATGGTTAGGCAAAGAGCGGATAACACCGTAAAACAGCGGTGTCATATTGTTGGTATCGGTGCCCGCGTATAGCTCAATGCGCGAGCCATAAATTTGATATCCCTCGGGGAAATAACTTTTAGGCGTACCCTCTACAAAATGATTTTGCGGGTCGGATATCGTTAATGTTACATTGCTAGCCGTGTATTCGTTAATTTCGCCCACGTCCAATTTGGTGGAAAGCGTGCCGCATTTAATAACCTGCTCCGTAATGTCTATCGGCGTAGTTTCAGGCGCAAAAGTATTGGCCTGCGCGTCCCACTTATTGCGGTACAGCCAAACAATGGGATTTATCCCGCGCAAATCATTGCTTTTTAATTTTGCGGCCAACGCCGCCGGAAGTGTAATCATAATTCTTCAAGCTCCAAATCCAGCGCATACAGGCCCGTTTTTCTGTCCAGTGAGAAAGAATATTCAGGGTCGGCGTAGCACTCGTATATACCGCCGATTTCATCATCGTAAAACGGGAGCATGGTCAGCTGGTTGCTCTCGTCCACGGCGGCGGTAATATCCTTAAATTGCGCCTCCGGCAAATTCTCCGTCTTTAACTTCGTCCTCAATTTGTCATAGTCGCCATAATACACGATATCGCCCGACACCAGCCGGTAGCTGCCCTGGTTGGTATCCTTTTTAAACGTCGCGTCCGTCAGCGCGAACAGGTCGCATATGTATCCAAACAGCATAAGCCGCCCAACGGTTACGGTGCCTGGGTTACCGTCCGCCGTTATGCTTATCTTCAAAGATGAAGTAGTAACCGCCTGCTGGGCCTTGAGCATAAAGGTATTATCGGTATTGCCGGACACGGTAAAAAGCGTATTGTAATTGCCCGTGCTGTCGGCGGCGGATATGGTAGCGTTGACCAGCGTAGTATCCTGCAATATCAGCGTATCTACTTTGCGGTTGGTAATATTGCCCCAGCGGTCTGTAAAGAAGAAAGTCAGTTCGTAAGGGAAACTTTGGATATTGATATTGGATAACTGCCCCGACAGGTCCGTCCCGCTCCCGTTTGAAATCATTTTGCCGTAGTCTTGTGTTAAAAAAATGAAAGGCCGCTTAATCATACCGTAAGACCCCCTTGCGCGTTACCCGCCTTAACGGCCACGTTGGCGTAGCGTAACGCTTCCGTTACGCCGTTTTGCGTAGCCTCGGTCAGCTGCTCCAAAAACGGCTGTAATCCACCGGAAGCATTGATATTGACATTTACCACCACAGAGCCGCCCAGGCCGTCGCTTTCTTCTGCAATGGCCCCTCCGATACGACGCATAGCCTGCGTGTTGTCCAAAGGCAGTACTGCTTCGTCGCTGCCGCCTTCGCCAATAACCGCGTTTACGCCGCCCGTAACGGCGCGCACAAGGCCGCCATTGGCTAATTTAACCGCTTCAATTTGTTGCACCAGAGCCGCGCCCTGCGCCAATACGGTAGCCACTGCGGCCAGGTTGGCGGGGAATGGAAGTTCTAACGCTTTTGCCGCGCCCGTAAACATGGACATTGTGGCCTGCGCAATGCTGGCTACTTTGCCGATAGTCGCTACTTTTTTATTTTCGGAAGAGGCAAGGCCGGAGAGGGCCGACCACATCGTACCGTAGACCTGTTGCCGCGCTTTGGCCTGCTTTTTGTCGTTCTCAAGTTTTTGCTGGTTATACTGCGCTTCCAAATTGCGCAGAGCTTCCTGTTTTAATGTTTCGTCAGAAATTTCCTGCTCAATGTAAGATAATTTGAGTTCGCGCAGCTCTTCCAGCCGTTCCGCTTCCGCGTCATATTGTGCGACGGCATCCGCCGCGCCGCCCAGGTCGCTGTCTCCGCCTGCGAATATTTCTGCGCCCGTTGGGCCAGGCTCGCTGTTATCGGCGTTTCTGTTCCATCCCTTTAAATCCTTTGAAGAAGAAAGCCCTAAATTGTCTAAAATTTTTTGCTGACGTTCCAATTCATTAGTAACTTCGCCCTGCGCCGACGCTTCGCCCTGCGCCTGATGTTTCTTTTGGCGCGCGGCGTTTATTTGTTGGGCCTGGATTTCCAACTGTTTATTTTGTTCTTCAGTAATTTTCTGCTCTGCGGGCCAAATTTCGGTAATTCCCCGCCGCATTCTGTTTAGCGTTGCCGTTTGCTGTTCCGCGTTGTCCGCAGCCTGCGAAATCCATTCTTCCGCGCTCTTCACGGCCTCTGCTACACCGTCGGGGATAAGGTGCAATTTGTTACCGATTTCCACGATTTTGCCAAACGCTTTTAAGGCCACATCGGCAAAATTTAATATAACGGCCCGCGCTCCGGCGGTACCTGCTTGAATAATTCCCAAAAACCAGTCGTAAGAATTGCCGCCGGCCACAAACGCCTTTTGCAGCCACAACATAGCCTCCGTCAGCCATTCCACGGCAGGGGCAAGGCCTTCGTTTAAGCCCTGACCGATTACTTCTTTAAAGCCGCCCCAGGCTTCGCGCAACGCGCCCATTTTGGCCGTAGTATCTCCTATAGCGGCCTGTGCCGACGGGCCAAATTGCTCATTAATTTGTTTTACCGCCGCTTCAAATTCCTGCCCTTCTTTTACATTCTCGCCCAATACAACGCCGTATCGCGTTAATGTAGCCGTACTTCCGGCGGCGGCGCGGGTAAGCAATTGCAAAGCGCTTTCAAACGCTATTCCTTGGTTGGCCGATAACGCAAACGCGGCGCGTATAGCCTCTTGCGCCTGCGCGCCCACCACTCCGTAGTTAGCCAATGCGCGCTGTCCCTTTATAAACAGTTCTCCGTCCAGGCCCGTAGAGCGTTCCATTTCGTCGGCAAACGCCAACGCCTGCTGCATAGCCCCGCTGGCTGTATAGCCCACATTTTGAAAGGCCGCCGCCAACATATTAACGTTGCGCGCATGCTCTTGGTATTCGCTTACGCTGGAAGAAAAGAACTCAATAATTCCTTTAGCCGCCATAAATGCAGCCGCAACCCGAGCAATGCTTGACTGTAAAAGGTTGAACGCGTTGCTCCCTTCTTTGCCGGCACTTACGCTAGCCTTGCCTACTTTTTCGGCTTTTTTAGCAACGCCTTCCATTCCTTTTTGAGCTGCTATATCGCCTTTATTGTCATAAATGGAAAAAATACTAATTATTGTTTTTTGTTCTTCTGACATTGAAAAAATCCTTACTATCAATTACAATATAGATATGACACTAAACGACATATTTAAAGCTAATTATGGTAAAGACTGGGGACAATCCTCTTTTATGGAAAAAATAGAGGCGCTTGTTTTTGGAGGTCTTTTAATCCATTTTTTAGCTGGGATTCTCTCTTTTAAGTCTTAGTTTCTACTCATATCTGTTCCCTTGTTTACCTTTAACTTAATGCCCATTTGCTTAAACGCATTTAACGGCGTTTGCGGCGTTAAATGTTTTGTCTTTATTCCCGCGTGTTTAATCGCTTCCGCTTCGGCTTTCTGCGCTTTTACGTACTCCAAAACATAAGCGTTTATTTGCGTAAGTGTTAAATCATCTATTCTTTTCCCAAAAAATTCGTTTATGATTTTGGCGATGAAGCCAAAACCTGCGTTGCTTTTGGTATTGACTGCACCGCCGTCGTAAAATTTGAAACTATTCGCTCCATATCATTGACGGCCCAAACGGCCAAAATCAAATCTGCAAATTCCGTCAGCGTGATATCATCGGCGTTTATATCTTTTGCGTTTGGCACGCAAAAGGCCAACACTTGCGGCAAATTGGCAAGCAAAAGACGGTTAAACGCGGGCAAATCGGCGGTGGCCAGCTTAATCAAATCCGGCATTTTGCCGAAAATGTTTATCAGTTCCAACGCTTTAGATAATTTGAAGGCTTCTATCACTACCGGCTGGCCGCCGATAGTGATAGTCGCTTTCTTTCGATTTATCGCGTCTGTAATATCCAATTCCTTTTTGCTTTTTTTGAATGTGAACATTAGGCCGCCTCGGGGTAAGTGTCCGTAATCTGCAAAAAGTTTGCATTTCCGTCCTCGGTCGGGCAGTTGATAATAACGCCCTCAAGGTTTGCCGTCTGCGCATCGGTGCGGGAGAAGGCCAGTTCCGTAGTGCCGCCCAGCGCAATTTTGGGGAAGTAGATTTCCCGCACGGCCTTTTCGCCTTCGTCGTTTACCGGCCCGTCGGTTTCCAGCCATACCTGGTAGTAGCGTTCCTGCGCCAGCGTAGCCTGTCCATTTTCGCCAAACTCAACGCCCAGCCCAATAGCCAGATTTTCCAAAGACATGCTGGCCAGCGGAGCCGCAAAGTTATAATTTACGGCGGTGGCAATGCGGCGGACGGGGATTAGCGACTGGTCTACCATTACGTCCGCGTATTCAAACGCGGCGGTAAGGGTGACATTCCCGTTAGTAAAGCCAACGTCCCGCGCGGCGGTTTTCTCTGCGCCCAATGGCGCAATGAGCATTTTTTTAATGCCCGAAAGAACAATGTTCTGACATTCTTTGCTAGGTGTTCCTGCCATTTTTTCGCTCCTTTTTGCGCTTTTTTAGGCGCATTTTGTGAAATAAAAATCAAACGAAACTACTTTTTCCTGCGCCTGCTCGGTGTCAAGCGGGAAATGATTAGACACACTGCCCATTACCGCGTGCGCCTCGTGTATAATAATCCCGCTTTTTGCCAAATCGGCGCAAAAGAATGTATCGTACTGCTGGAGTATATCGTATATGCGATTTCGCACGTCCTGCGCGCTCTTTATCGTTTTTGCGTATATGTTAAAAGTCAAATTTTGCGTATACGCCCACGGCTCATTAATCGGGCTGGTCGGCTCGTCCGCGCTCATAACGACGGCGGGCAGGGTTTTAACCTGCGCCATATCGGGGTATATGCGCGTGCTTACCAACGCCGCCAGTGCGCTGTCCGCTTTTAACACTTTAAGCACGATATTCTCAATCATTTGCCGCTACCGCCCGATAAAGGTTTAAAATATTCCCAAAATTTTTTATTTATTTTTTCGGGGTTATAATCGTTTTTTACCGCCCATAAAAACGGGCGTATCCCGTCGTTGTTGCGGCCTTCTAAATACTTCGCATACTCCACCGACGAGGCACCGGCTCCGCTTCCCACTTCGCTAAAAACGCGCCGGCCTTGAGCCAAAATCTTATAGCCGATACTGTCGCGCAAGCGCAATGTATGCGCATAGGGCAAAGAGCCGGCGGGGCTGTTTTGATAGTTCTTATCCTTCGGGCTCCGGCCCGCGCGGAAAGAAAGCCCGCGTTTTAATTTGGAGGCAGCATCTGCGGCTACCTTGCTATGCGCTTTCGTCATAGCTAAAACCGCGTTACGCTCTTCCTCTTGCAACTTGCGGACCAGTTCGTTAAGTCCTTTAACAGTCAATTTAATCATCCAACGCTACCCGCTCCAAGTCTAAACGTAAATATCTTTTGCGCCCGCCCATATCTTTCACTTCGCTGATGCGAAACTTCGCTCCGCGTACTTCCACGATATGCACCGTTTTTAAAATTTCAAAATCCGGCGGGAATAAATAGAGCCTGTCCGTATTGCTTCCCGTTACCAGCCGCCCGCTTCTGTCTAATGCGCCGGAGCCATTTTGAAAGGCACAGGGCACGTTTTCCGCCGCAAGTTCCTGCGTAAAAATCTGCTCGCCCGTTTCTTCGTCCACGCTTTCCACGCGGGCGTATATGTTGCAGGTATCGTTAAGCAAAGAGCCAAAACTCATAAACGCACCTTATCCAATATAGACGCAATGCCTTCGGGCAAGCCGCGCACCAGAGCCGCCTTTGTGTACGAATAATCGGATAAGTGCTCCGAAGAATATCCGCCCATAGCGTAAGGGTCTGCGTAAAGCCAGCCCAAAAGCCCTTGTGCCGCGCTTTTTAACAGCGCGGGGGCTTGCGTATAGTCATCGTATAAACCCGCGTTATAACTGATTTTAAGCGCGGCAATTTGCCCCGCAGGGCGCGGCATAACACCAGGCACAAACAAACTGCCCGCCAATATCTGCACGGTTTCTTTGCCGATTGAATACTTTATATCCGCCGCCGCCTGATAACTGCCGTCGCTTTGCAAAACTTTAATTTCTTTGACAGAATTTATCGGCGCGTATTGCGGGGAAATAATACTGATTTTTTTGTACGGCAACGTTACCGCTTCGTCGGCGATGTCGCGCTTAATGAAGGTAACGTTTAAATACGCTTCCATCAGTTCCTGCACGGCCCCTATCTGCGCCGCGGCCTGCGCGTCGTCCTTCGCTTTGGTAATTTCTTTTACCGTTTCCAAATCAAGTATGTATTCCCCCGCCATAAAAGCCCCTTATTTTTTATCAGCCTTGCGGATAGTTTTTTCTTTTACATCGTCTACAGGGACGATATACTTTTCAAACGCTTTCGCGTCAACGTCTTTAAACACGACGATGGCTCCGGCCTTGTAAGGGCCTACCGCCTCTTTGAATTTGTATTTTTTCAGTTCAAAATTTTTAGTCATAATTTTTTTCCTTTTAGGTGGGCGGAGCGGTTAAACTCCGCCCTTGCCTATGAAACACGATTAGGCGCCCACAGCGGCAGGCACGGTGGCTTTCGCCCAGACGGAGCCGACGACAGAGATATCGGCACGCATTTCAAAGCGGAAAGCCTGTTTGTTCTCCTGGAACAGGTGATGCGTGGTCTGGGACGGGCTTTCACCTTCCACAACGGTAGCCACGTCGCTGTAGCGGATAGCAAACTCGTTTTTCGGCGAGAAGATGACGTTTTTCAAATCGCCGAACACGGCACCGCGCGCACCGATAAGGTCGCTGTCCAGGGCCACGACTTCACTGCCGTCCACGCGCATTTTGCCTTCTTCGTAATAGAGCCAGGCAGGCGCATTAATGCGGGCCATGGAGGCCAGTTCGTTGTAAAGCGCATTGTCAAGGTAGAACTTGCCGCTGCGCTGCACGAACACGGGCACGGCCTGCTTCAGCAGGAGCAAGTCGGTAATGCCGGTCACGCTCGGGGACTGCACACCAGACGCGCCTAAAATACCGTCGCGGTCGTCGCCGTCGCCGTTAAAGAGCCAGTCATTAAGCGTATCAATAAGGCCGGCGCGGGCCTGTTCGGCAAACAGCGCGGGCAGGTCAATGGTCGTGTCGTCCATTAGTTCATCGGTAACGACGACGATGCAGGACAGCTTGGCCAGCTTCTGCGTGATTTCGCCAAACGTCGGATTGCTCACGGGTTTAGCCGCGCCTTCGCCAACAAAGGCCCAGGTAGAGCGGGCTACCAGGTTGGGGATAGTGCGGCTGTCGCCTTCAATACCCCAGGGCAAGCGGCGCGCCTGCGCAATCAGGTCGTCATTGGTGCCCAGTAAATCCAACACTTCGGGCAAAAAGCCCGTCGGCACCAAATAAGAGCCGGTAACGGCTCCGGCCTGCAACGCGGCTTTGACATTGCCAAAGCGCGCGGCTTTCACGTCGGTCAGAAAGTCGCGGAAACCTTTTCTTTTTTCTTCAAAGGTTTTTACCTGCGCTTTCGGTGTGAAATTAACCGCGTGCGCGTTTTTGGCGGCGGTCAGTTCATCGGACAGTTTAGCGGATTTCGCTTCCGCTTCCTGCGCTCTCTTCTCCGCCTCTTTGGCGCGCGCATCGGCTTCTGCGGCCTTCGCGCTGGCTTCTTCAGCGGCTTGCAGGACGGTGTCCAATTTTTCGGTCAAAGATTTCAGCCCGTTCTCTTCGGGCGAAACCTGTGCGGTTTTTTCTTTATCCATTCTTCGCTCCTTGCCCAAAATCGGGCTGTTTTGATTTTGCTTCAAATTTGCTTATTTTCTGTTTCATTTCAAATACGGCCAATTTTCCAAACGCCGAGCGCAAGTCCATACGCGCCGCGCTTTTCGCAGGCTCTGCGGGCGTTTTAGGCGCAAATACGGCATAGGTATCCGCCGGAACAGCCACCAGAGAGATTTCAAAGATTTTAGCCAGCGTCAAATGCGACGGATTTTGCAAATCTTCATAGAGCCAAACACCGCCGATAGATACGGTCTTTAAATGGCCTTCTTTGATTAATTGACGCGCGTGTTTAATTATCGGTAGGTCGCTGTTGGAGATTTCGGCTTCAAAGTAAAGCCCTTTTTCATCTTCAAAAATATTGGTAACCGAGCCGACCATGTGCGAAACATCATGATCGTGGTCCATAAGCAATACGGGATTGCGGCGGTATTCTTCCAGTTCGTAGACGTAGGAGCGGTTATACTCCGTCGGTATATCGCCGTATCTGTCGGCGATGTGTTTGTTGTTGGCGTAGCCGCTTATGCGTAATACGCCGTCGGTTTCCAGCTCCTTAAAGTCGGTTAATACAAACTCTTTCTTCCCTTCGTATTTTTTTATGTCCATTTTTTAATCCTCTACCACCGGCGCAATGTCGCACAGGCAATTAATATCCTGGTCTGCCGTACCAAACTGCCCAGGGGCTTCTGTTTCCTGCCCCGTTGCCGGATTTTTAAATTTTTCATTGATACCTACTATTTGCCCGTCCATTTCCAAATGCCCCTCGTGGTGGTCAATAACGCCCATTGTGGTAATCCACTCTTTGCCGGTTACAAACGGCGTGGTGCGGTATGCCTCCAGCTGCGCTTCCGAAATCGTAGCGCGCGTTTCGGTTTGGGTAATTATCCCCACGCGGTCATATATGCTGACGTGCCGCACGCTGTCGCCCGCAGGCTCTGCTATCAAATCGGCGGGCTCATATCCTTCTTCGGCGAAGAATTGCAAAATAACATTGTTAATATCGCGGTTGCTTTTGCCATTGGCAATACCCGTTTTGACGATTTTATCCAGCCGCTCCCACGTCGTACGCTCTATGCTGTCGGCCCACTTGAAAGCGTACTGTTGGGCCCATTGGGCCACGCGGTCGTAGGTATCTTTTTTGCTTAAAAACCGATAGTCTTTTTCGGGGTCCAGCAACTGCAAATAGTCCTGTTCAAACAATATTCCGGCTTTGTAAATTTCGCTTAACGCGGGCACCTTCAAAGCTAACAGTGCATTGCGCTGGGCGGTCATACCTCCCAGAGCCTCATCGTAATTAAATGTTTTATCTTCATTGGCCTTAATCCAGGCGCGCACCTGTTCGGCCTGCGTATTGAAATGGTCGGTAATGCTCTTGCGCATTACCTCGCTTTGTTCTTCAATCAGCCGCAAGCGGGCTTTTTTATGAAACCTTCTTTGCGCAGAATTGGGCCGCAGAGCGCGTTTTGCCGCGCGGGATACACCTTTATACCCCTGCGGTAATTTGCCCGCGCTAAAGCCGCCAAAAGCGTTTAATATCGGGTCTGGGGCTTCGTCCCCGCCTGGCAAGTCGCTAAAAGGCAAATCCAAGGCGCGCTTGACTTCGTTAATAGGCCATATCGTGGTTAGCTGTGCGGCGGCGGCGGCCAATACAGACCAGTCTTTCTCAAGGGCTTTTACTTTGGAAAAATCGTAGTCTAAATAAACATCTTCGTTTTTGTAAAAATCGCCGACCAAATTTTCGTTAAACGCGTCGGAGAACAGGCGCGCCATCGGCATGACGGTAGTTTCGTAAAATATTTTTTGCTGTTCTTTTGTGTTAAACTGCGGTGCGTATTCAAATAAACCCACCAGCGCGGGCGGCACGCCCATGGCGGAATAAATTTGCTGCATGGAAAACTTTTGCCCTTCGGCGTACTCCATATCCTTGTGGCTGGTCTTGTGGCTTTCGTATTTGCCGCCGCGACCTAAAATAGCCGTGCGGTGCGCTTTATCCGCTCCCTGGTGCCGGTCATTAAAAAACGCCAAAATTTCCGCCTGCTGCTGGGCCGACAGATTGACATTATCGGGGAAGGTAACTACCCCGCCCACGCTGGCTCCGTTTTTAAAAAACGCCAAATTAAACGTCTTGGCGGCCTGTATGGTTTTTGCGTCCAAGGTGCACAGCGCGGCTCGGCTTCTGCCTTCAAACAACGTATCCGCTACCCCTTCATAGACGTGCATCATATCTTCTGCGGGCACGTTATAGGAGCCGCTGGTGGTGGACACCTGATAGCGGGCCGGATAACCTGTATGGCTATCGTAAATAATTTCCACCGACGGGGCGGGGATAGGGATTAAGCGCGTGGGTTGACCGCTGTTGTTGCGCGCGTCTTTCAAAATATACACGTCGCCGTAAACTAAAAACTGCGCGCTTACGATTTGTTTAAACAAATTTTCGGTAAGGAACGGCGCGGGCTGATACAATAAATCCAAAAGCGGATTTACACCCTTGCGCTCGTAGGGGATTTCCTCCCCGTCGGCAGAGTGCAGGCGGATTTCCCCGTTGCAAAACGCCGTAGATATGGCGCGGATATTGGCTTCCAAAAAGCTATTGCGCAAACGCTCATCGTCGTATGCCGTGCCGGATACAGTAACCCAGCCGGAGGGGGAAACATCGCCGTTAATGCCTAATAATTTTCTTCCAAAGCGTTGCAGTTTTTCTTTTATCTTCATCATAATTTTAATACACCAGCGTCATAGCATTCGCCGTAGTGTCGTAAAATTGAACGCCATAGCGCACAGCAGCAATACCATCATCACGTTGCTTATTGGGCTCTATATTGTCCAAATACTGCCCGTCTAAATTCTTCTTCCACTCATAATTTTCAAACTCGTACTGCAAATTTTTACTGTCTCTGTGAATAAAAATTTTGTACTTTTTTACGGTATCTATACTGTTTAGCACGGTAGTCTTTTTAATTCCGGAGCAAATATACCCGGCATTGGCTATATCGCGGATTCTGTCCGGTTCTGCGCTATCGGCTATAATATTTAAGTCTTTGCGCACCCCTAGGGCGTCCATAAGCGCGATCAACTCTGTATTGGTTATATGCGTTTTGTAAATGAGTTCTCGCAAATAGACCTCGTTTTCTTTAAAGCTGCACTGTACCAATGCCGTGGCGTGATTAAACCCAAAATCCAATCCCAATACCGTGCCATCAAATTCTTTAGGCGCGCTTTCATCATCGTATAACTGCCACTTTTCAAATATCCGCCCTTCCGTCTGTCCCCACTCGCCCAAAACAAGCATTTTGTAAAGTCTGGGATTGGTCTCTTTCATTGCTAACAAACTGACTATATAGTCTTCACTTAAAAAGGGATTGTCTTTATAAGTGCTATTAATCAAACACACGCCCTTTTGAGGCAAGAGCTTTGTTTTTATCCACCCCCGCGCGTCGCCTGGATTTAAGCTTAAAATCGTTTGGTTCTGTTCCCATCCTATTGGCTTTGGGGCACTTAAACGGGTTAGCAAAAAGCTGTATTCATCAAAGCTAAAATCAGTGGCTTCTTCCAACCAAATAACGTTAAATTCCGTGGATTTAATCTTATCCACGTCGTCCAACCCAAAAAACAAAATATCGCTTTGTGCCGAATTTCCATCCTTAAAATCAAACACATAATAACGTTCTGTTTTATTGAAGTTTTCCCTGTCATAAACGTTAAAATCGACTAAAGCGGCAACAAATGGTTTGATTACGCTGTGTTGTAAGGTACTAGCAACTTTGCGACAAACACCAATACGCAATCCCGCATATTGCAATGCATACGCAATGAGGCATTGCCGTATAGAATAACTTTTGCTAGAGCGCACGCTTCCCACATTTACAATGGTGGGCGCCGGATTTTTGTAGTTTTTTTCAAAGACCGTCGTGCAAGTTAATTTTTTTACTTGCATAGCACTATCACTTTTTTGCTTGGACTATTTCAAAAACAAAATTGCGCGGTTCCATATCAAGCGCAACTTCTTTGCGTTCAATGTAAAAGCCCATAACGCGCCCTTTGCTTATCTCGCACTTTACGGCTGAGGAAAACTCTCCCGCGGCCAAAGCAAGGGCCTTGAGGTGGTCCAGTTCTTCCACATGCTGTTCTAGCGTGTAGTTAAATTTGGCAGCATTTCTAGCGCCCTCTTTTGAAAGAGCGTCTTGAATCTCAGGTTTTTTCAGGTTTTCTGCACCAATAGAATAGGCAGATTTAGCGGAATATCCTGCCCGACGAGCCGATTCTGTGGCATTGCCAGTATGCAAGTATTCTTTGCAAAATTTGACCTGTTTTTTTGTAAGTCTTGCAGCTTTTGTCTTCTTTGCCGCCATATATTAACCTCGGCGGGGCAACAAAAAGCCCCGCGGTCGCGGGGCTTCGTCAGATGTGTACCAAAAAAATGGGTTGGACACCACGGACTTTCGTCCGTTATCCAACCCACAGTAAGAGTATAGCCTATTATTTAGCGTTTTTCAAGTAGGGGTATATAATAAAAATCCCCGCCGCAGCGGGGAAAAGTACAGTGAAATTTATTTCATTTTTGTAGGAGTCGCCACATTCAATTGAGGTGTTAATGAATTTTCTCCTTTTAAAGAGGCCGTTGCATGAGTTTCAGTTGAGGATTTTTCCCTTTCCCCCGTCCAACAAAATCCTCCCATAATAACAGCTATCAAGAATACAAAAAAACAAATACCACACAGCTTTTTAAAACCCCGTTGAGGGTCGCTGGCTTGAATAAAATCATGAAAAACATGCAAAAAGGCAAACAAACATAAGCAAAACACGCTAATAAAAAGGGACGCATGATAGACACCCTTTATTTGCAAGGCTACTGAAGCTGAAACGGAAATAAAAGTAAATAAGGTAACAAAAATCCCCAAGAGTTCAATATTATTTTTAGTTTGTCGTGATAAATTCCGTTCTATTTGCTTGATTCTATTGGACAGGTACACTTGTTTTATGTTAGCTTCCTCTGCTAATTTTTGTCTTTCATCCGAGATTGCAGCCAGTTGTTCTACTTGCTCTTTGAAATGCTGATAGTCATCTGAAATTTCTTGTATCCTGTTTTTCCAAAAGAGGAACTCTTCTGGCAATGAAGGAGAAGGAATGACCGGGGGCATAGAAGATGTAGATGACTCAATCTGTCCATCCTTATTTTCCATTGGAGCCATAAATAACCTCTTCTATCTGAGATATAGATAATAAACTTCTTGCCGTCTGAAAGAAAAACAGCATGGTGTTCTCTGTAAAGTTGTTCTCCTGTTTCCCGGTATTTAAATCACGGGTGATTGAAAAGCTGTCTATATTCTTTCCATCTTTATTTATAGTCTTCCTTACAAATTGGAAATTATCAAAAAAGGAAAGACAATCTTTTTCTCGTTTGGCATAAAATCCAAGAGAATTTAATTTTTCCTGTTTATCTTGCAGATGTGGAACAAAAAATTTTTTAGATAATTCTTCATAACCATTTTCAGAAATATCCTGATACCGTCCTACTGCTCCTATACGATTAATAGGAAAAAGAGAAGATAAAGCGGTGAATAAAGGAACCAACGAATCAAAAAAAGAATCTGGAAGGTCTTTCCCAGTTAAATTAAACTGTTGCAATATACAATCCACTCTATTTGCAGTGATAGTCACTTTCCATCCAGCTGATAAAGAAGCCGTAATAAAGGGGAAAGGTGCTGGCATTCCGTCAGGGAGAGAAACCATATTATTAACTTGCAGTTTGGCTGGAGCCACTTGCTGTTTAATTTTTGTTGCCAAATCAAAGACTCTAGCCTCTGTTATAAAATTCGCTGGGAAAAAAACGATTGTAAAGTCTTGCGGAAGAATTGTTCTCATATTTTTCCTATTTTACACAATTTTCAATATTTTTATTTTTATAAAAACTATGTATGGATTCAATAGACACCTCATTGGTGGACGCCTCCAAAGGACTTAATCCCCTGCGGGCATCTTTCCACGGGGCTTCCTGGTGACTGCGTAAAATTAACCACGTATCTTCTTTATTGCCATAATTATCTAGCACCTTTTGAATCGACTCTTTCTGTGCAGCTGTCAGTCTGTCTGCATTTCCTTCGGGCAAAGAATATATCTTAGTTTGCCTCCTATGCAAGTTATACAAATTTCTTACTACCGGTCCATTAATCCAAGCTTCGATGCGATCGTCAAACAAAGGTCTCCCTTCATTCCAGGCCAAATGCCAAGCTTGACAATAATAAACCAACTTTTGCAACTTAATTCCAGAAATAGGGTTTATTCTTTGCAATATATATTGTGCTACATCAAAGACGCTTGCCATATTAACCTCCTAAATATGACGACAACAAAACCCGTTTACTTTTATCTTAAAGCAAGCGGGAGGAAACATTCTTGTAAGTAATTCTTTTCAAATCGGTACAGCGAAACACGCGAAAAACGAATTTTGCGTGACATTTACTATATATATTGTATTGGTTATAAGGGCTAAAATCAAGCCTTTTGAGGTATTAAACAAGGACTTGGAAGGGTATTTGAGGTATTAAAAAGGAAATTGGAAGGACCCAATGCACAACCGTAGAAAACTACAATTTTAATGAAAGACAATTCCTTTTATTTTTTATTATAACATTTTATTGTTAGTTTTGTCAATAAAGTTAGTTTACTCAAACGTTATTTCAAAAAAGCGGGATTCATTGGGGCGTCCAAAAAACTGATACACCTCATTGGGCAAATTCCACCCGTCCACCAAGCGGATGTTTACGATTCTCCGCGTAATGGTGCGGGAAGAATAACCCCTATGGAAAACGACCAAATCGCTCTTTTTCAAGCGAGATAAGCGTTTGCTCCACCCTTCAGTAAACCGGCGATATTCGCACGTTTTCCGCCCGGATTCTATTTCATCAAACCAATGGTAAGTGAGGGGCAAGTGGAGTTTATTCATTTATGCTAACCTCTAACAAAGCGTCCAAAGCGGCTTCGGCCATTTTTTCATATTTTTCCCAAATCGGGCAACCTTCACAGATTGGGCCTTCATTAGGGCAATCATCGCTATTACATCTTACTTCATACTTGTCATAAAGAGCCTTTGCCATGCGCTCAATGGCTTCGGTGCGAGGTAATCCCTTATTGCATTTAATCCCTTCTAGCTGGTCGCAACCACAATCCAAAATACAATGTCCACTGTTTTTCATCAAAGGACAATTTCTTAAATGTGAGCCAATTTGTAAACAAATAATTCTTTCCTCTTTTGGTGTGTTTTCATTTTCCATTTTCGCCTCCACAAATCTCGTTCCGAATGCCTTGCGGATCAACCAATCTCTAAATTTTAGTTTCATATTCGCTCCCCCCAGGAGCAGCAAGGCTATTTGCTACTCCGTTTTTGGCTATTTTGCGCTGCAAACCGCTTTTCCCGTTCGGCCAGCCACAGGGTAAACTCGCGGCATGTATCGCATCCCTCGGCATTATTGCACTTCGCAAACTCGTTGCAAAACGGGGCGGATCCCGGCGCGGGTTCATCCACTCCGTCCCCTGCTTCCATTGTGGGCGCCACGGCTTGCTCCTTGCTTTTCGGCTGCTGCAACGGCACAAACATTTTGCAGGCCGTGTTTTCGGCCGCCACCACACAACTATGACCCGCGCCAAACCGGCACGGTGCCAAACTGTCTGTTCCCGCAAACAATGCACACGCATTGCATTTCCGTTTTTTCTTTGCCATAATTCCTCCGTATTGCCCCGTTCACGCGCCGACCGCACACACACCCTTGTCAGCGCAAAAATCACAAATAAAGCCGTTTTTAAGTTCTTTTCCGTCCGCTCTAAAAAACACCTCACCGCAATGGCTGCAGCGCCTAAAAGCGGGGTCTAATTTTTCCCGCGGGGGTTTTGCTCCCGCGCCTATTTTTTTACGCACCTCAAAGCCTCCTCAAATTCGTATTCCGTGTAAAACTCCATTAAAAAAGCCCTCCCGTTTCCGCAGCAGCCCCCGTGTTTTGGTGGCATTTCTCAAACTTAAATCCTCCGTGCAATGCACACTGGCGGCACTTATCCGAATAGGCGCTAAACGCCGCACAATGGGTGCGCCCCTCCTCGCACAACCGTTCTTCCGGCGAAAGTTTACGCGTCATCTCCCCTCCCACACCACCTGCATGCCGGCCATCTTGGCCACCTGCAGTTCCATTTCCACGCCGCGGGATTGCGTCGTATCGCCAAACACATACACCACATCGGCATCCAACATCATTCGCAAAGCCCTCTTAAAGTAAAACTCATAGGCCTTGTCCGTCCCGTGCGTGACGCTTATGTCCGCCGGATTCTTTACGCTGTACCCGGCCGCGCGGAACGCTTCTGCCCGCAGGTTGAATGCGGCGCGGTTGTAGTCGGGCAAGCCGGTCATCGGGCCGGATAAATACACCGTCTGAGTCAGGGCGATATTTTTGGTGTTTACTTTGAACATATTTCCTCCTAAAACATTCGGTTCGTCAGTTCCCCCCAGCTAAACCAGCGCCGGGTAGGGTTTTTGATAAGTGCTTTCTGAACGGTGTCCAACGTTATGCCAGGGGGCAATTTCGCGCCCCGGTTGGAAAAGTCCGGGTTAGATACCGGCCCCGTAAACAGGGCCACCAGTCGCCCACGCTTGCCGTTTTCTTTGCAGCCCAAGCACACCAGGCTGTTGCACACGTGGATCATCGGTTTGTTGTCGCCCATATCCACAAATACGGCAAAAGAAGCCCGCCCATATTCGCCGCACACCGGGCAAAGCATATTGCTGGGCGTCTTAAAGCTGCTCTGCAGGGCGCTGTCCGGGCCGTAAAAATTTGCCATTTTTCAGTTCCTCGCTTTCAACTTCCTGGCGAATGCTGTTTATCTGGCAGGCCAGGTAGTACAGGGAATACAAGCCTTTCGCCCGCCGCACATAGCGCGCCACACAGGCTTTGGCTTGTTCCAAATCCCGGCAGTTGGCCAGGATCGTTTCAAAATGCGGGATGTCCATACGCACCGCCGCATTCAAAATTTCGTTTTTGTTCGGTTTTTTTAGCCCCGGATGGTTGGTTCCCTGCAGATAATACAGGGCCAATTTTTCCAGGTCTGTTTTGGGATTTTGAAAATCAATTTGGGTACTCCAACTTTTGCATAAAAAATATTCTTTATTCTTTAAACTATACATGGATACGGGAACCTTATTATTGTCGCCGCTACATTTTTCGTAGCAAACTGCTACATTTTTTGTAGCGGAGCCCGCTACGCTTTCCGTAGCAGGTGCTACGCTTTTCGTAGCAGTTTTCCACAGTTTTTCCGCAGTTTCGCCCGGCTCTTTTTTGTCCGCCGCTTGGTATTTTTTCCAGTTCACTATTTTGATGATCAGGCAGGGTTTGCGTTGCGTTTTTATGGCTCCGGCCCGTTCTAGGCAGTCCAACACCTGCTTTATGCTGTTTTGATTGCTTACTGTCAGACAACCTGCCAAATCGCGGTAAGTGGTGCGTATTTCGCCGCTTTTGTAATCGGCCATCAGCAAAAAATCAATAAACGTGCACACCGCCGAAGGCTTCAGCCGGCGTACAGCGCTGTTCAAAAATCTTCTATGCAGTTTCACGTATCCCTTATTTTCCATATCCAAAATCCCGCACGTTTTTCAGTTGCGACAGTTCCAGTTTTAACCCGTCAAAATCGGCCCAAATTTTCTTTATTTCCGTATGCACGATGTTCGCGTCGTCCTTTATCCACCCCGCCCGTTTTAAAGCGTCAAAAACGGGTTTTTCCAGGTTGTCCAAGTCGGGCTTTGTTGTCTTGTAAATTTCGTACATACGGCAGGCGGGCCTGCGGTAGCAGTAGGTCAGTTTTGCCCCCACCGCTCCTTCCAGCGGGCGCGGGGGCCGCTTTTTTACGGCCTCCGCCACCACGCAGGCTTTAAACTCCGGCTCCGGCTGATAGGCCCTGCGCGCTTTAAAGTTAAAGCGATGTCTTTGCTGGGCCTGCGGTCTAAACGGCACCCACAGCCGATAAATGCCGTCATTAATAGGGAAGGTCATCTTCTCCCTCTTGCGGCTCTGCAGCCCCCAGGTTTGGATCAAACTCTTGGGCTTGCGCCTCTTGGGCTTGCGCCTCTTGGCTTTGCGTCTGCTCCGTCTCTTCCTGCACTGGCGCGCCCTCTCCTTGCTGCGGGAAAAGCTCACGCTGTTTTTCTTTGGCCGTCAGCGGGCGCTGATCCAGCACGTCGCCCGTTTCGGGGTGCTTTACGGTATAGGTGTTTTGCGTGTAGTTGATAATTACCGGGCACTCCAAAGTGCGTTCTTCTCCGCCTTCTTTTATTAGGCCAATGGTGTGCCTGATTTCCGCTTCCGACCCTTTGGCAATGTCGCCCATCAGTTTTGCTTTCTCGGCAAAAGCGTTTTTCTTTTCCGTCAGGTCGGTCACTTTTTCATTTAGTCCCGCCAGTTCTTCCTCGGTGAAGTGGTGGAACAGGTTTCTGCTTTCCAGTGCGGTTTCAATCTCGTCCTGTTGCGGCTGGTTTTGCGTTTCGGCCTTTTCGGTTGCTTTTTTTCTCGGCATCGGTCTATTCTCCTTTTACATCTTCAATTTGCCCGGTCATCAGTTTGTAGGCCAGGTAGGTGGTCATCGTGTCCATATAGCAATACGGGATCACCAGTTTATCCTGTCCCTCTGCGGCCAGTTTTGGGGCGTCCGCCCCGCTGATTACTTCTTTGTACTCCGGCAGTCCCAAGCGGTTCTGCACGGTTTTAAGCTTCACAAAAAGCTGTCCGTTAAACTCGGTCGTGTAATTGCGCAGGTACTCGCGCATCACGTCATAGTGCGGGTTCACTCCCGGCACAAACAGCGCCGGCAACTGGAGTTTGTGGCGGATGTACGCGTTTCTCATTTTGGGCAAGTCAAACCCGCGGCTATTAAAGCCCACAATCTCCGTCAGCTCGCTGGTGCGTTCCGCCAGCCAGTCGCGCAAGTCCAACAGCATTTCTTTTTCTGTTTTGAAGTTGCGTATTTCAGCCGCCAGCCCGGGCATAGTCTTTACCGGGCATTTGGAAGGAATGCAGCTCCACACCACATTCCCGGCATCCGTGGCCGCGCAAAGCACCATAATGGGCGCCCTATCCAGCAAGGCGGCTTTTTCTACTGCTTTTTGATAGGCCTCTATCTTGGCGGCCTGCTGCTCCTGTGCCGTTTTGGCTTTGGCAGGCATTTTGGCTTCCTGCGCTTTGGTGTTGATGTCGGCGGATGCGGCGTTTCCGGTTTCAATGTCAAAGCAAAAATGCTTCAGTCCCGTGTTTACGGCCTGCGCCTCAGCCAACAGGTTTACGGGTTGTTTGCACATTACCATTTCCTCCCATATCCACCGCCGCGGTTGTATCCGCCGCCATAGCCGCCGCGGCCATAGCTTCCACCGTTACCGCCATATCCGCCGCCATTACGCTGGAAACCACGCACTTGGTAGCCCATATTCAACATCGCGGCAATAATCTGTTGGAATTGCGGGAAGGTCTGCGCCGGGAATTGGACATACACCGTCACCGTCATTCCGTTTATCTCCGTTTCCACCGGCACACTCCACCCGGTAGGGTTGGGCACACCGCCCATTTGCACGGGTTGGGCCGGCATTGCAGGCAGCATCGTGTTTCCGGCCTGCACTGCGGGGGCAGCTTGTCCCCCCATCATCCCGTTTACTTGTCCCATTGCTTGCATCAAAGCCTGGGCCACCTGTTCGGGGCTTACATTGTTTTGTTCTGCCATAGCGTTCTCCTGTACGTAAAATAAAATGTCCCGGTCGGTGTAAAACCGTTTTCCCTCTAATGCGCTGCCGGGCCGGCGCAAACGCGGTTTGTGTTTCAATTCCGCGCGGGCTAGTCGCGTTCACTCTGCCGGAGGTGCCACTGTGTCCCTGCCGTCAAACGCCTTCGCCTTACTGAGATGTAAAGAACAAACGGAATTTTTTGCCCTTCCGTTAGACACTCCGATACTCACTCGGAGCAGATGGCCTTATATTATGGAGGCGGTCCTGTACCCCCTCAAATCTATCGGGCGCATTAAATAGGAGACTGGGATGAAAGGCCCGCGCGCCCGCCGGCATCCGCCGGAAATCAAATCTGCCAAATGAACATGAGTAGCACAAAAAGGTAAATTCCCCCCATTAACACCGCCGCGCAGGGCGTGCTGAGTTCTTCGGGGTGGCGCAGCAACTGCCAAAAACGTTTCATAATTCTTCCTCCCTCATTCCCAGCTTTTGGGCCACGCTTTTGCGTTTAATTAAAATCCGCCCGAAAGGTTTCATCGCATCCAGCCGCCCGGCCTGTGCCAGTTCCTGCACGCGGCGCGGGCTAAGCCGCAAAATTTTGGCCGTTTCGGCCACCGTCAAAAATTGATTTTTCATAAAATTTCCTAATTAATTTTTTAAAGCGCGAAAAGTGAATATCCCCGCGGAAAATTGGTAAAATAAAACCGATAGTGCATACCGCTCTGCAAAAGCGTGGGGATTACCCTGTATGCCCTATCGGTTTGTGTGGTTGGATATCTGACGGGGGTGCCCCGCCAAAATTGTTTGCCGTATAAATCTGCCGTACTCTCCAACCACCCGCCGCGTTCCTTTGCAGCCGCGGCTATCATTTTTACAAGGATTTGCGCCTTGTCTTAAATATCTTAATAAGATTTTTAAGATATGTCAAGGGGTATTTTTGCATTCCCTATTTTACGACGAGGAATTATAAAATGACAGAACTGGAAAAACTACTACAAAAATGGAATGATGGCGTTTTAAGAGGCGCAAAAATAAGATTAGCAAGAGAGCTGCAAGTAGACGATAGCACGGTGTCTGCGTGGGTCGCAGGTCGCGCAAACCCGCCAGCAGACAAGATAGAAAAGATTTCCAAACTGTTTAAAACTTCTGAGCGCGAAGTCAAAGCCGCCTTTGGCATTGAAGATAAAGAATTTTCCCGCTCTTTGCGCGTTACGCCACTGACGGACAAAAACACCATTTCCCTGCCCATTTTGGCCGATGTTCCCGCCGGCCTGCCGGATTTTTCAGATAAAGACGTGGAAACATTCTGGGACATTCCCCGCTGGGTATTTCCCGGAGCAGATTTTGTAGTTAAATGCAATGGAGACTCTTTGGAGCCAAAACTCCACCTGGGCGACTATTGCGTCATCAGAAAAACGACCGAACCCATACACGGCCGCGCGATGGTAGTAAAGACGGAAAACGGCGTGTGTATGAAGGTCATCAAGAAGTTAAAGGACGGCACAATCCAGCTTTGTTCCACCAACCCGAAATACAAGCCGTTTATACCCGAGGAATTAACCATCGTCGGGCTGATCATCGGCTCGTGGAGCCGCCAAGACAAGGAAAACTGGCTTGGTTTAATGTAAGAGGGAAATATATGTATGAATATAAAGTAATTAGTGGCCAAATTTCGGTTGATTATAAAAAGCACGAAACATTTGAATCCGTTTTAGAAAACATGTTGCAGGCTATGCAAAATGAAGGCTGGGAGTTTTACACCCCTTGTACAATAACGGAACGTGTTTCCCCTGGGTGCCTAGGCTCTCTTTTGGGGCAAAAAGAGGACGTTGTTTCCCATCAAACCTTTATTTTTAGAAGAAAAAAATCACAGCCAGCCAAATAAACTATGGGGGAATGTATGAAAAAAATATTCTTATTATTTCCTGGGCTTATTGTACTTTCTGGCTGCGCCGCCGGTATTAACCACAATGTGGCGCAAATAAACGGGCAAAATTATCTGATAGAAACCAAAACAAACAATTTTTTCGGTCTCTCCCAGTGGAGCAGCCCCAGCACCCTCATTCCCTTGGAAGAGGAAAAAGAAGTTGTTATGCCAGAGAATTATAATCCCAGCACTGCCCGGGCCGAACTGGCCAAAATTGCCGATGAATGCAGTATCCACTCCATTAAGGCTCAATCCCGGCCCAATTACAAAAAGATGTATAAGTGCATCGTAGACAAACTGGCCGAGCTGGAACAAAATGCAAATTGATTTTTCTTAGGATATATTCCAACAATGCACATCTATACGGACAAACGCACCGGCATCAAGTATATTTCCTATACGGACCCTTCCGGCAAACGGGTACGCCGCTCTCTAAGAACTCGGAATAAAAGCGTAGCGACAATTAAAGCAGCAGACACTATCGACAATAAAAAATCAGCCGATTATAGTCCTCTCTCTGTTGACGCCTTTTTGTTCAAATACCGCGAATTCTTAAAAGCCACAAAAAGTAAACAAACCAGCGAGATTTTTGAAACCGCTTGGAGAAAGCTAACCAAGCTTAGAGAAATACGCGCTTTGTCAGAAATAACTCCAGCCCTGTTGGACGATCTGCAAATCGCCCAAAAAAACGCTGGCGTCGGTCATGCTGGCATAAATAGGACGACCCGCGCACTTCGTACGGCAATGATGCAGGCTGAATATTGGAGGCTTGTCACTCCACAAGACTGGAAGAGGATAGTAAAATTCCGCGAAAACAAAAACCGCGTAGAATTTCACACTATCGACGAAATAAAACAGATTTTGGCAATTTGTCCGTCTGCTGATTGGGAATTGGTAGTCCTGCTAGGTTGTCGTGCAGGCCTTCGCCGAGGCGAAATGGACCACCTTAAATGGGAAGATGTGGATTTTGTTCGTGGGCAATTACATATTGCCGCTAACAAAACAGAGAATTTTCGGTTTGTGCCAATAGATCCCGTGCTAAAATCCGCCCTGTTATCTGCTCAAAAAAAAGCGAAGAACGAGTTTGTTGTAAATGTTGGTTTATCTAGTAGCCGGGGAAGCAAGGATTATATAACCACATACTACGCGCATTTTACGCGCAAGCTACCGTTCCACTGCCACTTGCACAAATTGCGCCATACTTTTGCTAGCCACCTGGTCCAAGCTGGAGCGGATTTATATCATGTTTCAAAATTACTTGGGCATTCTTCAATCAAAATGACGGAAATCTACGCACACCTTGCTCCACGAGCGCTGGTTGATGTAGTTGCTTTGCTCCCCAAGTTTAATAATTAG